CATTCTTCAGGTGGCATCTGTTTATTAAAATGTTTAGCAAGACAAGTTCTTTCGAAATTAGCATTGAATGCATACTTTTTTACAGCAGGGTCAAATAGAGCAATTTTAAACGTCTCATAATCAGCGTGGAAAGGCTCATTATCTACTTTAGTCATGTCAATCGCACTAATCGCTCCACCATCTATCGAATAAGCTATAATTAAAATTTCGAAATCTTCAGCTTCTGTGTATTTATAGGCACCACATTTCGAAATATCGTTACTGCTATATGTTTCAATATCTATATTCATAAATTTCAAATTCTTGACACCTCAATTTCTTTAAAATTAAAGTGGGGCTAAAAACCCCACCTATTGACTTATAAGAAATCCTCATCATCAGTGTCTAATTCATCGAAATCATCTTCTGCTGCACTTGCACCGCCAAGAGGTTCGCCTTTTTCTACAAGTTGAATGTTGTTGAGCCCTGCTGCAATTCCTTTATTTCCATTTACGTTATAACCATAGAAATTGATTACAGCTCTGATATAGTCTCCGCTAACAACTGAACCAGGTTCGTTCAAACGAACCATGGCAGGACTAACTACACCTGGTGCATTTTGACTTGTAGCATTAATAAAATACGCATTTTCATAATTCGGATCATCTTCACGATCAATGTCTCCATCACGTAATGGCGTTTTCAAGTTATTAGGTATCTTGCCGTTCCATTTACCTTTAAATGCTTCTTTTGCATTCTCAATTGCTTTTTCGATAATCTCGACCATTTGGGTGTCTTCTTTAGGAATAATAAGTGAAACCGAATATTTTTTTGGTGTGCTTTCATCCATACTGTGCGGTTCAAAAATATGTGCATATGATGCTCTTACTTTTCCTGTAATCACTTTAGTTTCATTTTTTAATTGTGCTTTCATGTTTATATACCGTCCTTTTTAATTTTTTATAGTTCGTCAAAATCATCTTCGGCAGATGACTTTATAGCTGGCCTTTTATCTGACTCAGTAGCAAGTGTTAATTTACCTTGCGGCTTTTCTATAAAGCCTTCTGCAATTTTAGAAAATGCTTTTTTACCAATTAATTTTTCTAAATTCGTAATGCTAAGTAACTTGGTTTCTGTAATATCTTCAGGTTTATAACCCGCTTCAACTAACTTTTCAAGCGTTGCTTTTGTATCAGTTATCATTCTTCGCGAACGACCTTCTACAAGCTTCCAACCAGGATAGTTTTTATCATTTTCTTTCGCTTGATTTAGTGCATATTGTTCTACTTCATCAGCCCATTTTTTGATATCAGGCAGTTTATATAAAAGTTCTGCAATCTCTTCATCACTTAACAAATGTGGTGGCTTTTGAGGCACATTTTGCATGTATTCTGCACGTGTTCTACATGAATGATTTATCTTACAGAATCTACAATGACTACCTGCTTTAAACTCTCCTCCACCGTTATAAGCAAGTCTGGCTAATGGTTTAACAAAATCGGCTCCCCATTGAAGTAATCTTGATATTGGTAACTCTTCAGTAGAAAAGTTATCTATTCGTGGTTGTATGATAGTCATGCGAACTGTATGAATGTCATACATTAAACTAAGCAGTTCATATGCGCCCAAGCCATATAATCTAAGTTGAGGATTATCTATAGCTGAAACTTCAATGCCTTTACCGTATTTAAGGTCAATAATTTCAAGTACACCACCTGAAAATATAATGACATCACCAGTACCAAAAGATTCAGGGACGTATTTACCTAAATCCAATTTTGTTTCAAATAAAGCTATTACATCATTATCCCTACTCAAAGCTTCGTTATATTTTTCTTCTACATTAGCTACATACTCTTCAACATATTCACGCAACTCTTCACTGTAATATTGATTTCGCTTATAATTTTGAAAAGCTTTATTAAACTCAAACTGTGTTAGGCCTTCATATTTAAGACTGAAATATAACTCACTTAATTCATGGGCGAATGTACCTTCTTCAGCAAAAACTGAACTTTTATCTGCAATACCTTCACTTGCCTTAATACTCGGTGGGCAGTTTAGCCATTGTTTCGCACCACTTGCACTTAGCTTTGCATGAGCTCTATTTGAGTGATCTAGCTTCATGCATTAATTCTCGCTTCCATGAAATCAACAATTTTTTCATAATGTTCTTCTTTGATAGTAGATAGCTTATCCGCACCAAGTTCGTTAAGTTTATTTCTAAATTCTTTCTTATCAGAAGTATCTGCTTTTTTAAGGAACTCTTTTCCTACTGATAAAATATAATCTTTAGTTAAATCAGTAGACGTTTCCTTAACTTCTTCAATTGTTTCCAGTTGAGCTGTTTCTTCTTTTGGCATTGGTGCTTCTTTAACTTTCTCTTGTACGATTGATGAACCCACAGTTGATAGTTCAGTATTTAACACACGTAAATTCTTATTTAATAGTTTTAATTCTTCAAAAATATCTTCTAATATTGCCATTGATTAAATCCTCCTTAAAATTGGTTAGCTAGACGAATCATTAACTTGATACGATCTTCTATTTCTCTAGGGTCATCACTTTGTTCATTCAATCTTGCTAACAATTCAAATTGCTCTTCTAAAATTTCTTTTTTACGTTCGACGACAGTTAAATGTAATTGTGCTTCGATAACACGCCATTTTCCCCAACTTTCCATTTCAACCTTTCCTTTTTTCTTAAGTCTCGAAAGTGTGGATTTTGCATGTGTTTTCGATACTCCAAAAACTTCAACTACATCATCAGGATTGAAATTGTCATATGTTGCAAAATGTGATAGTATTTTTTGTTGTAAGGTCATATTAATAACTCCTTATATAATTATTTAAGACAAATGCTTATCTTTAACTGCTACTTGCGACAACAAGTAACAGTTTTTTTATTCTTCATAAAAGTACTCTTTATAGAATATGAATGTTGCGATACTTGCGAATCCTGCAATTGACCACGCTGTAGTGAAGTATAGAAACGGCATGAGTACAATCGCTAAGACCGTGAAGCATAGCACTGCTATTAGGTAGCTTTTATATGTGTCGCTCATTTGATAATCCTCCTAATACCATTTTTTATGCTTTCTGATCAAATACTCTTCCAATTTAGAAATATTAATCAGAGTGCCTGTTGGTGAATAATCAATGTATAAATTTTCTACACCTAAATTATCTTTGCGGTAATATTTCAACCAGTTGTATACTGTACTTCTACTTACTCCAAATAATTGATGGATTTGTGTAGGTGTTGCGTATAACTTTTTCACAAATTTTTCTTCGCCTCGATATGTGTTTTCTGGTGTTGGTGGTATTATGATTTTTGGCATCTCTATCACTCCTTTAGATAAATGTTAAAGTTTGTTATTATTCGCCCTGTATTGAAGTTCTCTATCTAATGCATAGAAAACTTTGTTTATTTCTAAGTAGCTGTAATCACTTTTTTTAATAAGCTCTAATATTTCCGCTCCTAAGTTACGTTCCTTTTCCGTTAAATAGGATGAAGAAGCATCAGCTTTGCTAGAAACTTGTGGGACGCCTATACGCAATCCTTCTGATCTTGTGTTCATTTGTTATTCCTCCTTTCGTGTATAATGTTGTTATCAACCTAAGGAGGTGATAACATGCCCTTGATATCTGATGAATTTGATACACTTACTAAAGACCAACAATATATCTTGTCCGTACTCTACAAAGATTATTTAGAATGTGTAAAGTTAGGTTCGGTTAAATTAACCTGCAATAATTTTGGAAGTGCTAAAGATATACATACAAAGTATTTTCAAAAACTACATTTCGAAGATGTAAAATACGATTTAAATAAACTTAAAAACTCTGGGTTCCTAAACGGCGTGTATGCTAGTAACACTATTTATCATGTAACAATTTCAGACAAGACTGTTGTTTACTTTGAAAATGAGTTTAAAAACAATTTAAAAAGTATCATTGATAGCATTTCTAAAATTGCTTCAATAATTCCTGGTCTCTAGTTGGGTTTATAACTTCCCAATCATTTGCCATGAGGTCATCGGCTGAAGGTTGCCAATATCTGATAAGGTTTGTCCCATCGCTATTTGAAATGATGCATTGTAAAAAACTATCATTTGTTGGTAATATCTTAGTTCGATGACTTTCCTTCCAATCTTTCCGTGTCATAGAGACAAGATTTTTTGTAGCTATCTTAGTTGCTTCTTGAATGTTCATTTGTTATTCCTCCTTTCGTGTATAATGTTGTTATCAACCTAAGGAGGTGATAAGTATGAAAGCTTGTTTATATCTTTCTAATGATAAA